CCAACACAGCTTCGTTGTCACCGCCGAGACCGCGTGTGATCTCAGCACCTTCGTGCGCCTTGTTCATCCAGTACCAACAGACCCCATCATCGTTGGTCTGATAAACGGCACGGGCGGTCACTGTTCCTGCCAGTACAATTGCGAGGATCAGAAGAGTGATCACTCCAATCCATCTGAATATGAGTTTCTTATTTTTCATATTGGTTCTCCTTTACTTATTCATAAGATTCCACGCATCCGCAGCGTCCGTGATTTCATCCTTGAACCACTTTGTGTGGCGGTCGCATTTATTGCACCGTCCTCGGTGCTGAATATAGCCGTGTATCGAAACCGATGATTCGATTCGCGGATGCCCACCGCAGATGCATGGGCACATATTGATTGTTGGATATGGATTCTTTTCTTGTTTTCCCATCTTTTTGATCCTCTCGCATGTATCCGTCATCATGCGGTCTTTCCTAAGAAGTACCGCTTATATCGGCTTCGCTGGCCGTAACGGTTCTCATGCTCTTCCCATATGTACGTGACGTTGTATCCCAACTCACGCAGGTCAGACATCCGCGCCGGAAGACGGGTGATGCCTATTTTGTACGCTTCCATCTGAGTGATGCCCTTGTGGTCTTCCAAATACCTCACGATCTGCATCGGCTGCGGGAGTACCATCAGTTCTTCATGGTTCATACGAAACCTCCTTGTATTCCGTGATGTACACATCAATTCCATCTTTTCCATCGATCACCGAATCGGTGATCACCTTCCGAACACAGTTCAAGTTGTCATTCTTAATGACTCCATGGGCAACCATGCCATCAAGGATTCCTTTGATTCGCGTGTTGTCCACATCCTTCCTGTGGTCTTTGAAGTGCGCCACGAAGGCAATCTCTACGGGATAAGTACCTGTCCATTTCTTCCCTCGGCAAAAGAAATACATGTAGTCCTTCTCTTGCCCTTTGATGGTAGAAGCGGCGTATTTATTGCTCCGCTCCATATCGATGTACTCATTCCAGTTCGGTGGCGTTATTGGAATATGTAATGCCAAAACCATCGGTAAACTCATTGATGAACTCCTTGAAACGGTCTTCGTCATAATTCGGTACGAAGTATTTAACGAATGTGTCTCGCTTTGCCTGCAAATCAAGCAGTTCGGCATACTTCTTCTGAATCTCCATGTCAAACATCTCTACCACACTTCCGTGCGTGACTTGCAGTTCCTCATTGCTGACACCGACAATCTCGATGTCCTGCGTATCCGAGTTGTACGGAATGAATTCAATGGACGGTGCGTTCCACGAATATTCGGGACGACGGTACACCGCAACCATCATGGTCGGAAGGTCTTTGAAGTTAGCAAAGTCGGTGATCACTCCGCTGCGCATTTCATTCTTTCCGTTCCGTTTGTCCAAAACCTTGACGGTGTCGCCAACCTTGAAGGTATCGATGCGCTTCGCATAGCGCATATCGACCTCCATCTTCACGCCGTTGACCTCTATCGTTCTGATATTTTCATCCATAGTTATGCTCCTTTCAGTTTTTCAGCTTCCTGCAACTTCGCTTCCAGCCGATCCGGCCAGTCGAAACCGCATGTGATGTATGATTGTTTTAAACGCTTCCAGTCGATCGTTCCCTTCAAGCTGAGTTCATCAACCCTTGACACGATCTCGTTATAGGACGGATGCGTTGGCATCTTGGAGAGCGTATACAGAGCTGTCATGACCCGTTTTCTCGGAAGGTCTGCAAACAGTTCACTCCACTCTTCAATAATGGCGAAGTGATCTTCTCGGCTCTTGTCTGCATAATGTTCCGGCCATTTGCCCTTGCAGTAGTGCAAAAGGTCGATGCAATCTTCTCTTGTCAAAACGGCATCACCTCCCCATCAGCATCAGCATCAGCATCAGTATTAGTATTAGTATTAGTATTAGTATTAGTATTAGTTGTATCGATATAAGTTGTATCGACATAAGTTGTATCGATACCGTATCCGTCAAAAATACCTATGAGATATTCATAGAAGGATTTGTATTTGATGTGATCCAGTTCCTTTCGTAACGGCTTTCTAAATTTCTCTGATGCCGTCCAGTTGTATTTGTGCCAGTTGAGCAACAATATCTCCTTTGTCTCCGGCGAATAACGGATAACGTTGTGTACGTTCTGAAAACGTTCAATGAGGTTTTCTATTGTTTCCCGACTGTATCCAGTTTCACTGACGGCCTGTTTCACGCTGATCTCATAGCATCCGCACAAATTGGTGTGAGGATTCGTGAAGAGGTACAAATAGAAATATTTGTCTTCGGGTGTAAAGTCATCCATAATTTTGCTGTCTGTCCAAAATGACATTGAAACTGTTCTATAAAGTGCCATCTGAATCAGACCTTTCGAAATAAAAATGAATTCCCATCGGTTTGACGCTGTTGTATTTTGCCATCATTCGGCCTATATGCGTATTCGTTGCCATTCCGTATAATTTCTCGCGGAACTCCTCGATACTTAAGTTTCCCTTGGACAAATTGCAATCGACACACGATGGGACAAGATTCCACGAAACTTTTCCGCCTGCGGATTTTGGCTTGACGTGATCCATATGGAAACTCTCAAAGTCTAAGAATTCGCCGCAGTAATAGCATCGGCCATCAGTAATCGAAAATACCTCTTGCCGTTTTTTTCGGCTTTTGCTTGCCATATAATCACTCCTTAAAACGGAAGGTCGCCATCGTTGCTCAACTCTTGGAACGCTGCGCCGAGGTCTGTGTCGATGGTTTCGCCGTTGTACCGATCCTCCATCTCTGCGTTGGTGCGAATCTGATTTTCCTTCTTTGTCTCGGGAAATGACCAGTCAGACACCACGATTTCGGCAACCTCGCGGTTGTTTCCGTCCTTGTCCTTGAAGGAACGGATTTCCAGCCGACCTTGAATGCCACGGTCTCCGTAGATCACGTATCCGATGAAGTCGGTCTCATAGTCGCCCGTGGTCTTGCTCTTATACGGTCTCTGACAGGCGATCCGACCGCTGACTGTAAGTGATCCTCCCGATGTTCGCGCCTCCTTCGGATCGGCGCACAGACGGCCTTCCTTCGCGATAAAATCAATCATGTGTGTTCATTCCTCCATTTCTCATACCTTGCGCAGAAATCAGCGTACTGATCCACGTTCATCTGTTCGACCTCATACAGGTCGTAATACCGACACAGCCCGTCTTCGGACGATCCCATTTCAATCAGCTTCGCATGAACGTCTTTCAGCTGCATTTGTGTGATCATTGTCTTTTCGGCTGTCGTTGGTTTCCGCGTTGTGGCCTGTTTTTTGCCCGCAGAAGCGTTTTTGTATTTCCCCCATGTAAACACATCCTTGTAGTTGCAAACGATCACTAGGCCGTCAATTTCGCGGTTGTCGTTGTAGGATATGCTCTTGCAGGAAAAACGATCCTTGCATTTGAACTTCCCGTTTCCGGCGGGAATGATCTTGCAGTTGTTGGAATCGACCCAAATGAACGGGGCGGAATACAACTCGCGACCGATTCCCCAGTTGAAACATGCCCGTTTGAAGCTGTCGGAAGCCAAACCCTTCTGCGCTTCGGACTGGGACTCCGTTCCCGTGTCTTCCTTCCAAATCCACTGTTGCTTCTCTTTGTCCCAAATGCCGACCTCGCAGTTCGCGTTGTCACGGGAATGCCTTCTCTGCCAGTTGTACGCGCCGACCGTCTCATCGAGAATGTTCTGATCGACACGGGCATCTTTGTACAGAAGGATAGAAACTCCGTTCTCTAATGCTTGCGCCACTCGGCACTCTATTTCATCGGCCTTCAGCAGCCGAAACATCTCATTTGCCATTGGCAATTCTCCTTCTCCGCCGTTCCGCGAGGATTTCCAACTCGATCTCTTTTGTACAGATGGTGTAGGTGTATCCGTCTTCGTCCGGCTTTTGGTTATCCCGCCACTCGCAATACTTCTTCAAGTCGGGGCGGTTGTACTCTTCTCTATAAGGTTCACCACGCAACATAAACTCTTGACCTCGCTTTGTTCTGTGGTAATATGTGCATGTAGAGCACATATATATCCGTTGATTTCTACACGTCTGATCGCATGGCAGTGCGGTCAGACATTTTTTATTTTGTAAATGCTCTCCTTTCTTCCGTTCGGCAGCTTGTGTGACCGAGATTCTACGTTCGTATTGCATCCCACGATCTGACGCAGATAGTTCCGACATCTATTCAGCGGAATGCCAGTTGACCGAGAAACTTGCGTTGGGGTCATGCCGTTTGGATTTTGTGCAAACGTATGAACGATGATGGATCGGCATCTCCGAGACTCTTCCATCACGAATTTGTCCATCGCCACTCTCTCTTCGCTCCTTTCGTTCTTCCTCTTCCGCCGTCTTCGCCAGCAGGACGAAATCGATCAGAAACAGAATGATGATGATCGGTCTCGGTAATGCGGGCTGAAAAACTATCGGAAACAGGAACATGAAAATCGTTGATGCCCGAAGTGCTGTCAACATGCTCTCAACTCCTTTCCTTCACTGGGCGGGAAATAGGTGTACACGTCCTTCTTCGGAAGGTTCAGTACATCTAATGTGTCCATTTAGGAAACTTTTACGCAAAAAAAATATTGCAGAAATCCTCTGCGGTCAGATTGTAATGGTTCTTAATGGCCAGCATTTCATCATCGTAGAATCTAGCCCTTCCATTTACCTTCTGATTCAGCGTTGTAGGATTCATATTAAGGATTTCCGCAAGCTGTGTTTGCGTTTCCCCATGTGAAACTATAACGCCCTTTAGCATTGGGGTATTAGTCACTGTTGCACCTCCTTTTTGGTTTGTGTCCATTTAGGACATTTTTATAATACCATGTATTTTGTGTCCAATCAAGAAATTTTTATTGTAATATTTTGTTACCACAAGAAAAGGAAATTAAAGGAAATGGGAATTGGAGAAAAGATAAAAGAATTAAGGAAAGCCCGTGGCTGGTCACAGTATGTACTAGGTGAAAAGCTGGGCGTTCAAAAATCTGCCATAAGATAACCCGTGAAATCTATTTCCACGTTACCAGCAAAATGAGAGAAAAAGAGAATGAAGAAATGGATCATGTAAAAATCTTACATGAAAAATAACTCTAAGAGAATCTCTAAGAACTCTAATTAAATGAGAGTTAATTTGCATCTGGAAGCAAGTTAGATGCAAGTTGAACCCCTAAGTGAACCCTTGGGCAAAAAGAAAAAGCCTAAACCCCTTGATTTACAAGGGAATTTAGGCTATTTGTCTGGTGCGGGATCAGACTGCCCGAAAAGCCTTTATTTATGCGGGTTTCCGGGATTGCCCCGGGACAAAAAGTCGATAGTTTGGGGACAAAAAGTCGATAGTTTGGGGACAAAAAGTCGATAGTTGAAACTGTCGATTTTCTGTCCCTGTGATGAGCTATAACAAAGGGTTTCATATGTTTACACAGGTATGCCCAAAACCTTGATATACAAAACTATTTTGGCATTTCCCATGTTTACAGGGTTGCATAGGTTTGTTTAAAAATGAACCCCTAGATGAACCCTCAACGCATATTGTTGTCCATCATCCCATCCGGGTAATCTGTGCCGGAATAACGGCCACGCATGTCCCGGCTACGTCTGGCGTAACTGCGACCACGATAACCGTAACTGCGGCCACCCATCATGTTGCCGCTATACTCTTCCTCTTCACATGCAAGTTAACAGGCAAAAAAATAAACCCACCAGTCAACTTGTAAGTTAAACTGATGGGTTTATTAAAGCAAGATTAAAGTTTTAATTTAAAAAAAGCGGCATTTTTTTAAATTAGAATTATCTCTAAGAACTCTAAGTTAATTAGAATTAAATTAGAGTTTAGTCAGTTGGTTAAAGGTCGATTCCACAAAACATCCTCGCTTTGGATTCTCTCGTCTGCATACCAGCTTGACGCTTCTTTTGCTTCCTCTGTGAAACACCAATAGACGTTGTATTATTTCATTTCCAATCGGGCAAGGATTTGCACCTTGCATGGTAACACAAGTTTCACCATGTGTGCTTTCTGTCAGCAGTACCGATGCACACGGCTAAATGCCTATGTCAGTCCGTGTCTACCTATTCCACCACCGATTATTCGCTTACTCAATGCAAGCCCCAGTCGATTTTTCCATATAGAGGAAACCGACAAACCTTTGTGCTTATATTATACCGCAAATCCGTACTGATTTAAAGTGCGGTTTACTCGTCATCTTCCAGTATCACCGTATAACTATACTGCGACTTGATGACATTCTTAACGGGAACGTTGAATTTCTCTGCAAGAATCTCTTTGATTTCATCGGAATCAATCACATATGCTTTCTTCAATGGCACTGTTCCAAGAACAATTAAATGGGGAAAGTCTGGAGGGTTGCCAATATGGTTGACAAAAGAAAGTCCCCTGCCAATGATGACGCATTGGCAAGGGATATACAAAACGATTCTGGGACCTCACCTGTGATTTCTTCAAATTCCTCTGCGGTGATCCAGTACTTGATAACGGCATTGCGAACCGCTTTCAGTTTCCACTGGCCTTTGTTATAGTAGTTTTTTACCAGTTCAAATTTCGGGGAATGCTCATTCATCTTCAAATTCCTCCATTTCATCGCCCTCTGACGGGTCTTCAAGGTTTCCCATCATGATGTTGTAGTCAGTCACGGCTTTCACACCCTCTGCCACTTCCCTTGCGTTATCGGTTTTGTGACGTTCAAGGATGGAACCAATCAGCGGAATAATTTTCATGCTATTTCCTCCATAAGTTCTTTTACAAATTGATCCATGCGTTGCAATAGCAAATAGGAATTGCCAAGCATGGCATGTGCTTTCCATGATGTGTAGCATTCATAGAACTTCTCTTTGGTCATTAAACCTTGGCCGTGAATGCCAATAGGTAAATTTGCATTGCCTGTTCTCTCGCCCAGTTCACCAATCCATCTTGCCTTTGCACCAATACCAATGTGACCGTTCCATCCTCGTTCTTTTTCTCTTTGGTGGTATAGTCTGGAAACTTATTGATGTTATCCGTGATTGTAAACGTGTACTCCGCAAGCTCCATCGCACCGACCACCGGCGTGAAGTCGTTTGGTTTATGATTCCCGGCGTGTGACATATATTGATCTCCTTCCCTTATCCGCCCGCAGGTGTGCGGGCGGCATTATTAAGATGCTGTAGATTTTTTGATTATACAGGCCGGACAGCCTCTACTCGCAACGTACGCGCCGTAGCTGTAGACAATGCCGCTGTAGTTGACGGA